TAACCCGTCGTCTCTACCTTCAACCTCCAAGATTTTACCCACGGGTTTGTCATGGTCGTGCATGAATAGGAGCGTACCAAACCCGTTTTTCATGTAGCTAGACAAAATAGGCTCTGACCAATTCCAGGCAGCAACAACGTCCTGTACACGGTCTTTGGCGGTGGTATTGGCGTACCCTTCGATGTAAATTGCGTTTTCCGGTATCTTTCCTTCCAGCGTTGCGGGTGGTGTGATCGCCTTAAACTCCCAGGATGTGAATATCTTTTCCTGCACTTTGTCCAAAACCTCGGCCATGTGTACGATTTTCAACAAAAATCTACTTATTGCACGGGCTTTGGAATGGTGGCGGGTTGGTGGTCGGACGTTTTTGACGGATGTTTATCTATTTCTTCCCCGTCACCCTTCTTAATTTTCTCTCAGTCAATCCCCACTTTATCCGCAATTGCTCACAGCTCATGCCCTTTTGGGAGTCCTCTCGTATCAATGCCGCTGCCAATTGCTCGTACGTCATATTGAGCAACAAAGCCAAGGGGTCTTTGGGGATGTCGGAAATGGTTGATGCTTTAGCCCCGGCAATGCGGTTGTAAAAAATCACAATCACTTTTTCAATGTCGATTCGGGTAGACTCCCGTCGTGTATAGCCCATTTGATCCATTTTTTGATGTCCTTCAAATCTGCGCAGCATTCAGAGCCGCGCCAAAATCCAAGTTGGAAAAGTGTCTTTGCATCCTCCCAGGTGATTTCCTGTTCTGCCATATCGGAAATGGCTTGCTTTTCTTCGTCGTTTAAATGTGTTGTCCTGATCATTGTATCGTGTTTTCACTCTCTTCAACCAAAGTTACGGGTGTGCTTACAAAACTTCCCCGGTGGTCTTTTACTGCCAGGGCTTTGAATAGCCGATACCCGTAATAATCAACAAGCACTGGTTTACGAAAATCTAGCTCTTTATAATCCTGCTCAGTCAACCAAAGCAGCAATTCAAAGTCAGCGTTTTTGTAAAAATCCTTTACAATTTTCAGCCGCCAAAACGCTGTGTAAAAGTCGCCATTACTTGATCCGTAAATTGGCCTGTAAAAACCATTCACACTTACCCGGCGCGTGGGCCACTGTGATAAGTACCCAAACTCAGAAATAGCTACCCCTTCGTAAACAAGCTGAAAAGGATCGCCTGAGCCGTCCAATTGTTCAACAAGTCCATGGTTATACGCTACCCGGTAGCCTAGTTTTTTACTCAATTCTCCGTCTTCATTGTCCCACAAGGCCATAAGCGCGGGTGTAGCATTTACGCTTGATCCATCAGGCAAAAATCCTATTTCCTCAACGGTTGTGTCTCGCTCAATTGTTGGCTCAAAAATTGGATTTTCAAGTACCTTAGTTTCCTCTTTTTGACCTCCCGTATCGACAAGCTTTGACCAGATTTGAACAGGGTAATTTTGCTTCGAAATATACTCATCGGAGCTTTCTTTGAATTGTAGCCGTAAATACCTTTCGTACGCTTCACTGATTTCGCGTTTCACCAAAGATCCTCCCTGAGTTTTTGCAGTAAAATCCAGGGCAGAGTTTAGGAAAAAGCCCTCCATTACGGTAGCGTCAATCCTTGTTTGGTACGGCGGGTAAAGACTTATAGTTTTGGTATTGAAGTCGGGTTTGATAATTCCGCTCACCATGTGCTGCATCCCCTTGAATAAATCTAGGGCGTTTAGATTTGGATCAATCAAATCCCCCAAATTGATGGTGTCATTTTCAATGTAGCGCGGTGGATCAGGTTCAAACTTCAACAACCCACCAGCAAGAAGAGTCCAAGGGTAGTCTATTCCGCCTGGGGTGATTTTATCCTGATACTCTACAAACATCCCAAACGTTGTTCCGGCAAGAACGTTTTCAATTCTAAAATCTATGTCGATGTTGATCGTCTGAGCTTCTCCAGGAACGCCCTGAAATTGTTCGACAAAAGGAAAAAATAGCGTATCGGTTGGGGCCTCAAACTGGTAAAGCAAAAGCGACCATGTTGGCGATGGATCAGCGGCGGGTGTAGCGGGGAGTTCGATTGTGCAAGTAAGCCGAAAATGTAAGTCGATTTCGCTTTGCCCTCCTGACGGGTAAAAGTATTCTCCTGGGTTGCTTATGCTGTTGTACAAATCAAAAGGATCGTAAATCGTATTGGGAAAGATCAAGTTTTCAACAAGTCCTGTAAAATTTAACGCGCTGTTGTTGTCTGCCGCTATTCTTAAAGGGTCTTGTTTGCCATCGTAGCTGTACCAATACTCACCTGAAATGTACCCGTAAAGCCTATTGAACGGCCATACATCCCAAACGCTGCTTTCAAACTGCCAGCCAATGGCGCAAAAACAGGCACGCATGACTTTAGTAAGGTTGAACCACATGCGCAAATCCTTCAAAGTTGAACTTCCTTCCTGGTTCCAACCGCCGTAACTTGCTAGGGTAGGGGTTGCCATGATCGTTTCATCACTCCAAGCTGCTGCAATTTCTGCGTCCGTGTACTCAAATTCGCCCAAATCCACATCCCGAACTCGCAATCTTTGTAACTTTTCAGCCCAATTTGAGCCGTAAATTTCTACTTCATACCCTTCTTCCTTGGTTTCTGTCAGTCGGATTTCGTCAAACTCTAATATCTCGCCATTGTCCCAAACCCATACATTAATTGCCCCGGTGTAGTCAGCAAAGAAATAGTCATTGCCTGGGCTTCGAGGTAGCGTAAAAGACAAAGCAACCTCCTGGCTTACCTTGTTCTCTGTATCAAGCTCACTACGGCTCTTTGATTTGCGGATGCCGTAATCCTCTGGCAGATCAAAATAAAACTCACCATCGGTTAGTAAATGCGCTGGAACGCCAGAAATTTTCTTTGCTTTTATCATTTCGTTGGTGTAGATTTGTGGGGTTGTGAATTATGAAGTACTTGTTTTTTATGTTCATGAAATAAAGTAAATATGTCACTGCGGGGGTTAATAGCCCCCTTTTTTATTGCCCTCATCGGTGCCACTTCGTACCGGATGCACTTTTAAACACACCTTCAAAACGCTTATCCCCTCCCCTGTTCATGTTCACAAAGTTACCTCTGGTCATTTGTAGGCGCTCTAACTTAGATACCGTTCCTGAACTCGTTTCCACTTGCTTAATCCGGTAAATTTGTGGGCTTCGTTGTAATTGCTCGAACATGCCCCGGTTCAATTCATTGATGGGTTCTGAAATGTACACCAGCTCGTTTTGTGCATCTGTAATAGTGTCTACTCTGGCAACATCCTGTATTTGATCTTCGTAATCCCGGCCCCCAGGCTCAAAAATTCGCGTTGCTGAGGTCACGCCCTGGTTGAGCGCTCGGAGTTCTCCAAATCGGATGCTATCAAAACTGCCAACATCGCCCAGGTAAATGATCACTTCTTTGCAATCACAATCCTGATGTGAAAATGTTCTGAATAACTTTTCAGAATATGCGGTTTTCACGTCAACATCTGTGTAAGCAAAGACTTGAATATCTACACTATCAGCAAACTCAAGTAGGCCCGTATATGATCCGTTAAGGGTTCCAGTTGGCACAAAAAAGAAACGATGAGCGTCGGTGTCGGGGCTTGCTGCTACGGTTTCAGTGGTTTCTCCGATGTGAATTGTAAACTCGATTAAAAAAGGATCGGCGGTGCGCCATGCTCCGTCGTTGACCAAGTAAATACCCGCAAGCTCAAAGAAGTCATTGCATAGATACCGCCTCAAGGGGTTGCCCGTCACCCACTTTACAAGGGGATCACCTGGGCCGTCGTCGCTGGGGTCGCTGGTGTATGGCGAAAATCCTAATTGGTCAGTGGGTTGAAAAATGGAATTGACAAGGGTAAACAAATCACCTTGTACAACTTCCTCCACGTCTTGTTGGCAAATGCTGTTTTGGTTAATGAGTGCGGCTCTAAAAAGAATGTCCATCCAAAATTTATCTTCAGCCCAAAAGGTAGTGTTCGTTTTTGGTTCGTAGGTATTGAACAGGAAAGCGGGGTCTAACTTGATTGAACACACCCCATTTGCCCCACTTGGATCAATTGCCGAACTTTTGCGGCCCGCAATGCGGGTTGAATCTTTGTACAAATCCCAAATCACAAACTTGCTTTTTCGGCTTTCGGTGGTGCCGTTGGTGCTTGATACCGTTGGCGGGTTAACAAACGATGCAAAAGAAAAAGAAAAAGGAGAAAGTGCGCCAGGCTTTGACTTGGTGGCCACTACTTGCCCATTGTTATGCACTACAACCCAATCAAGAAAATCAGGGCTGATCGAAAGCATGTTGGCGAAATTCCTTGCAGTGTTTACCTCGTTGGCTTCATGCTCGTAGGTTGTAGCGGTGTAAGGCTCTGCTGAATCGGTGGCGAAAAAGGTATTCACTATTATTATTGCAAGCGCATCGGCTTCGGCCCCTGGATCGAAAGTAATTGTGAAGGTGGCGTAAGCGTCAGCACTATTCAAAAAATCCGTTGTGCCTAGCAGCCATTCCAAGTACTTGCTTTTTGGCTGTGGTACAGTGTCGCTTGGTTGCTGTGTTATGGTGAAACTCATATTTTACTTTTTTGTTCTGCCTGTGTAATCCTTTCATTTTCTCGGTTGGCTACAACTAGCCCGGCCTCTACCCCTCGTTTAGCTCCGACTCCAACGGCGGCAGCCATATTCTGGATCGAGTTGGCATCTATTGAAACCATGCTAATTCCACCGGACACGCCAACATTCATTTTGGAAAAATTCGGCTCAAGCAATCCCCCTTGCTCAAACTTCACCCCGTAACCCCGATCCGCATTGATGGCAGATAACACAACCCGTTTGCCTGGGAAGTTTACCGCGCTGAGTTGTTTCAAAATAGGGTAGTAGCGCCCGGTGTTGTGCTTATTGATGATGGCGGTTCCCCCTTGACCATCATCACCTATCCATTCCCCGCCTTCGGCTTCAATAGTGGTGCTGCCTACCTGAACAGGAACGCCCCCGTGTGCGTGGCTTGGGCCTTTTATGATCATGCCTTTGGCGGCTTTTTGTGCGCTGATTTGGGCAATCTGTGAAGTAGTGGTAAATGTCAGAAACGCAATTTGGGCAGCCTTGTAAAGTGCGCCCAATGGATCAGGGATAATTGATGGAGTAGCCAGGATGTTAACCGTACCGGATGCCAGCGAAGAAAGCGCCGCCGCAATCCTAAACCGCTTTTGCTGTTCAAACTCTTTCTTTCTTATACGCTCCTGCTCTGCTGCAAGCTCCTTTTCAAGCTTTTCTTTCTTTTTGGTGTTATCACCTGCCAACTCAATTTCTTTGGCGTAACGCTCTTCTATGGCGTTTAATTCAGACTCATTTCTCGCACTAGCAAGGCCAGATATTGCGGCCCCGGCCTCTGTGAGCGTGTCAAAGAATCGGCCAGAGGTAAAGAAGTCGCCAAACTCTTCAAGCAAAGCATCTAAACTCACCTCTAAATCTGTCCTGGTTCTGGTTGTGAATTGCTGCACACCTTCGCCAATTTCTTTTCCAAGGCCAGCAAGCCTAGTGAGAAGGCTTTCTCCAACCACTCGCAACCCCTTTTCGGATACCTGCACCTGCTTTATTGCCCCGTCCTCAGTTACGGTTTGGGTACGCTGGAATGTCTTTTCTGAAACGTCCTGAACTTCCTTTACTGCTTCTACAAATCCGGTCAAGTTATCAATCAGCGCCTTTTGTTCCTTTTCGGCTTTTCCTAATTGGTTCTTTGCAGAAAACAAGCGTTCAAATAATGCGGGTTGGTCTTTGGGTGCGGCCTTTTCAATCTCCCTTTCTAGCTTCGATACTTCCCCTTTTAGAAATGCAAGCGACCCCTTTGCAAACTCTTCAGCGACTTTTTTAGCCTTGGTGATGCTAGTGGTTACCTTATCGACTTTCTTCGCTGCTTCTTCATTCCCTGCTCCGAATTGGAGTACATCTTCCTTTCCTGTCTTTAGTAGATCGGTGAAGGTTTTTAGATTCTTTACAGGCGTTGTAAATAAGTTTTGAATAGGCTTTGTGACTATGTCGTAGAATTGGCCAATGCTTCCAACTGTGCCGTTTAGCGTCTTTCTTATTGCGTCAATTACGGAAAATATTGTACGAAATGGAACGAGCGCAACCTCGCCAGCCTTTCCAAGAATTGACAACGTAGCACCAAAAGAAGTCGCATCTTCGTCTGCTGCTCCAAAGCTTTTTGAAAGGTCGCCTACTAGGTCAAAAAGTGGCTGTATGGTTGTTCCTAAGTCCCGGAATGCTTGGATAGTCAAAATCAAAGCCTCTAAAAGCTGGGTTTGGATGATCGTCGTTACATCCTCCAAATTTGTTCCAGCCCCGCCAATGGCCTCGGATACCTCTACGAGTTTCCGGTTAAACTCTGTATTGATTTCAAGCGTGCGAAGCTGTGCGGTTTGGTATTCGTTGGTGGTGTCTATCAACGAAAGCGTGGCTTGGTCAACATCTTTGAGGGACTTGATAAACTGTATGCCAGCATCCTCACCCGGGCCTCTGAACACATCCGCAAGAACAGCCCCGGCCTTTGGCCCATTTTCTTGCACTGTGTCAAGTTGCTTGGCTACCTCAGCAATGGCCCCGCCTATGCCCTTTTCGCCAATTATTTTTTGGATTTCCTCGCCGCTGATTCCAATTCCTTCCAGTGCCTTGAGTGTAGCTGGGGTAAGTTCTCGCAAGCTCAGTGCCGCTTCTTTAACTGCGTCGGCTCCTTTGTCGGAAAAAATACCCTCTGTCGCTTGTCTGTTGGCGACTTTGAAAAACTGATCTGCATTGAGTCCGGCCTCTTGGAATAGCCGTGGGTACTCGCTAACGGTGTCTAAGAACTCACCATTGGCATTTGAACCTGCAACAAACCCCTCTTCAATCCTGGTTAGTGCTTCGCCAAAGGTGATGTTAAAAGCATTGGCAACGGCGTTGGCGCTTTCAATGATCTTGGTTTGATCCTCTCCGAAGGTGTCAGCAACGCCTTTTATTCGTGCGGTAAAGTCGTCAAGATCAGCCCCTGATGCGTCGGTAAGTGTTGATATTTCCCCTCGTAATTCCCGAATGCCTTGCACCAATTCGTAGACATTTTGCAAGGCCCCTATTAAAGCTTCTCCTATTGCCGCTGCTGCACCTGGGATTGAAGCGAATGCGGCAATGTCAAACCCTGACAGTTGGGTGAATACGCCTTGGAAGGCTTCGCCGTAATTACCAACATTGCGTTGAAATTGACCCAGGCTTGCGTCTATGTCCTTTAATTCCCGGTCAAGTTCTTGAATGCGCCTCACTGTTTCCTCTCCAAATGATCCCCGGCGCTCCTCTGCTGTGAGGTCTTTATAGGAGTTGCGAAGCCGCGACAATTCCGCATTCAATGCCCGGTATGAGTTCTTGCCCTTATCGGCGTTTTGCTGAAACTGATTGATAGCGTTTCGCTCTTCCTGGCGTTGCTGCTGCTGTATTGCCCGTAAGGCTGCAAGCTGTTCACTGAGTCGCTTATACTCTTCGGTGTTGAACTTTTCAGCTTTACGGGCATTGGTGGTTTCCCGTATGGCCCTAGCTAAATCCTCCTGGCTTTCAACCGCCGATTTAACACCTTTAATCTCAACTTCGTATATAAGGACTCTGGTCATGCTGCTATGTTTCGTGCTTCTTCAATGGCCGCTTGGTAGATTTCATCAAAGTTTTCCACCAAAAGCTCGAATACCTTGAATTGTTCTTGAATGATTTTGTCTGCATTCACCTCAAAGCCAAACTTTATCCAATCAGTACGCCTACCGTTCTTTGAAAAGGCAAACGATCCAGGTAGCGGGAAACCAAGTATAGTGGCTTTATTGAGCGTTAGGAACGTGAACCGCTTTAAATTCGACTCAGAAAGCCCAGGTTTTACGACTCTGGCCCACTGTAATAGCCTTGCCTGGGCCGCCGCACTTGTGTCTACCTTACTCGCTGGTATTCCTGTGTCCAAATCTAAAAGGTAATCGTTGCCTTCAATGCCAATGCGCAAAGTATCTCCGACACTTTCGACAACTTTTGCCTTTAATGAGGCTATGCCTTGACCTGTTGCAACGTGGCCCTGTTCCCTCAATTCGTCCTTGCCTTTTTCTACTAGGCTTTCCACGGCGTTGAGGGCAATACCTACCAATTCCTGATACGTGACTATCCGCATGACTCGCAGTTTGTGACAGGGACAACGAATTGGGCAAAATCCTTGTAAATCATTCTCGTTGTCTCAACTTCACAAACCTGAATTGTAAGCGGCGTTGCATATCCACGCGCCCCGCCTATCGCTCCGTCACTCCATTTTGTAAAAGCCCAACGGGCGTTTGGCACAATAAGACTTTCGATCCATTCGCCTTGGGTGCTAAGTAGCCCGTATGTGTCTTGCTCAATTAGATAATTTGCCTCTGGTTGGGTAAACCAAAAATCATCAGTACCGTTGGTGAATACTTCGTGTTTCAAAAGCCTGCGAAGAAACGAGCGAAGAATGTAGAAAGAGTTTTGAAAGGCGCTTTCGGTTTCCAGGACTTCCGGAGGGCAATTCTCGCAAGTGTTGCGGTCAAAAGCAATGATGTTTAATTCCAGGTAAACCCGGTCGCTTTCGATTGAGTCGGTATAGCTTCCAGTTTCTTCAATCACCAATCCGGGGTATTCAAAGACCATCTTAGACGGATCAGCCCCCGCCGCATCCCAGTTACGGGAAAAAAAACGCCCGGCCTTGTAATCGCCATACGTCGCCCCCAATGATGGGTGCATGACGCTGGGTTGCATATCGTCCACAAAAGCAGCAAAGGAGTTAACCCGGTGAGGCACTCCCTTTTTGTTTTGTTCCCTTGAGGCCATTTGGGCCACGATCTTGCGGCAAATGGCAATGAAGTCATTTTTGGTTAGTACTTTCACACCCGTGAATTTTTAAGTGAAGTAAGAAAAACAAAATCCTCAAAGTCGCTTTTCCAAAGTGATTCCATACCTCCGATGTACCATTGTTCCCGTAGTGCTGCGTCCAGTAGTAACCGCCACCCCATCAGCTCGAAAGCTTCCCGCGCCGCCGCTTCACGATCCCTGGTTTCTTTCGACTTAGTTCCTGAACCCTGGTAGGGCGAGCCGTTCCAGAAGAATTGGTAGTCTGGTTTTGCAGCCAAAGTAAGTATGAATTGATCAAAAAAAAACGAAGGATTAAGACTTCGCCAGCGGTTACGGTTCTGAAAGTTTGCATCCTATCGTTTAGAAAAGATTCCAACTCTTTTCTGTTCCAGGGTAGCACCTCCCCTTTCTTTCTTACAAGTATTGCCAATTCTCGCAGCCCTAAAGTAAAGTCCATACTACCCAAAGCAAATTTCTTTTCTTCCAGGTTTTTTTCTGCGATGCGTCGAAACTCAAGCACTTCAATTGCTTCGCCTGTACTCACACCCTCCAAGGTCAAAAACTTAGCCGCCTTGAGTTGATCCAATTGGTATTCTTCGCCGCTGACAACCAACTTGAAAACTTTGTCTTTGAGCGTTTCAGGCTTGAAGGTGTTGATAACTGTGTTCAAGTGTGCGTACAGACGCATAACAGACAGATCGGCTTCCAGTGTTACAGTAAAGCCGTTCAAAAACAATTCTTCAATCGGTTCATCAAGCGAAAACGGTAAGTCCCAAATCCAATCTCCGTACACGTAATCTAATGCCCTGGTGATTGCAATGATTGCAGCCTGGCTGTCTTCTGTTTCTTGTGCTGTAAAATATTCCTGCTCTTGGTCTTTGAAGTCGCAAAACGCCTCCCACGGTATTTCATGTGCGGTAAGTGGTAGATTGATTGTAGCTCCGGTAGATAGTTGTGCAATCATCCGCAAGATTCACATTCGCCTGACGTTTCCCGCCCGGCTTTGGCTGAGTAATCTAGTTCCTTTTTGTACTCGCTTGGCTGCTTGGCTTGCTTTGCGGGTATCTCTTTGGGTTGGTGGTTGAGTCCTTCTTGGTTCAAAAAGAAGTCCACAATGCGAGGTTTGTCAGCTATGTAGAACTCACCCAAGGAAAGCATCATTGAGCGCCAGAATTGCGCCCTAAACCCTGCTTCTTTGGCATCTTCATATGCTTCAAGTAGTGCGTTAAAAATAGCCTCTGCTTCGGGGTGTACCCACTCGCTTTTGATGGGTTCCATCACATCTACATCAACCTCGCCTTTTAGGAAGCTTTTAAGGGCTTCCGCAACTTCTGAAAAGTCGTTTGATGGGTAATTTACCTCCCCTCCAATGACCAACATTTCTTTATTGAAAAGCGTGGTCATAAGGAAATTAAATTTGTTCAATTCCTTTGGTGGTGTTTGTTCAATTTCGGTTTTGACTTTTGCCATTATGTTTGATTTATCCTTTACCTGTTTTGATTTCCCCCGGCCTTGGAACATGCTTCACAATCCAGGTAAACCCATATCGACCAGCGTCCAAGCTGTGGTTATATTGATCTATCGGAGTGTCGCTTTTCTTGTCGGCCCACACATAGTTGTCAAGCTCGTTTTTGATGTTTGGGCTATCGGACGTAACAACGATTTCATAATCCTTCATGTCTTTGATGCCCTGAATAATGGAGTTTGGCCCTTTCTTCGCCTCAATCACCCTGAACCCCTTGGAGCGCAAAAACATTACAGTGCGCTTTTCGTTGGTATCCGATACAATGGGCTTGCCCTTATCCGGTATCGCGTCCTCCATCATCCTTAAAAGCCCCTCATTTGAAAGCTCTGTTTCGTA